TTTACTCGTTGAATTTGAAAATCGGCCATACAGCCGCCCAGAGCTATCAACCCAGATTTGCCCGTAGTCATTATCGCCGACGCTAATCCCGCGCGCGTAGTCCACTGTGCGGCTCCCTCTAAAAGGGCCGTTATATCCCCAGTCAGGTATCTTGTCGATAGACTTAAGCGCTGGCAAAGCCCCCACATCCCCCGCACTCAAACTGATATCCCCGGTCAGCGCCTTGCCGTTCACTTTCCGGCTGCTCGGTACGGCATTTCGAGCTTGTGCCACGGTTTCCGACAAGCCGAGGTTTTTCACAAACGCATTTTTATCGGGAATGTCTGCGCCGTTTTGGGATTTTGCGAGTTTGCTGTTGGCGTTGTCGTTGACATCAGAAACAAGCTTCTGAGTTGCCGCGAGGGTATTACTGTTGCCTGTTTTGTCTGTTAACTGAGTGATGCCTTTTTGGGTTAATGAGGCGTCGGGCACGCTTGCAAGCTTACTTGCTGCAAGATCATAAGCTGCTTTTACGGCTTTTGGCGTAGCAGCCAGGGTTTCACTTACGCTATTTGTTGCGCTACTCAGTTGTACAACCCCCTTTTGAGTCAATAAAGCATCAGGTAAAGGCGGTAAATTCTCTTTTAACAAATATTGTTGGTGCGGATCATTGGCTGCGAGATGGGCTTTAAACGCATTATCACAGTAAGATTTAACTTCAATCGTGTTTTTATCAACATATTCACGTGTTGCCAGCACTACAGACGGATCAACTTTTAACGTGACTGACTCAGTATTGTTAACAATTAAAATCATTCTCACCGTTTGTGTTCTGCCTGAACCTTCCTGTAGCTGTGGTTTATAGGTTTCCGGGCAATTTGCTACTGCTATCAGACTATCCTCGCTATCAAATAAGCCAATTTCACGCATCCACCAACCCCCCTCGTTTTCAGGGATAATCTGCTCAGCAATAATTTGGTTAGTGTTTACCGGATCGACGCTTAATGTATTAATCGCGGCACGTCGCCTTTCATTGACTAATTGTGTTTGATTAGCGTCAGGCTCTGGTAATTTGCCGCCACCGTCGCCCACCGCCATATGAGTAATACTAATTTTGGTACCCAGTGCGGCAGCGTTCGCCAGCTTTGCAGCACCCAACTTAGTTAAAATGGCAAAGTATTTCATGATAAAATCCTCATCGTATCAATCAAATGAACCGCTGATCCCGCGTAAGCGGTACCTTTAGTTTCAATCATTTCTGGCAAATAGGGGTAAACTGTCAGCATATCGCCGATGCAGCTTGTTGCTGCGCAGTGAATTACTCCCGATATATCTAAACTGACAGCCAGGCCGATTAGATGGCGGCTCACAGGTTTGGCATCAGAGATTAAACGCTCAAGCTCTGAAAATATTTCCGCAGTAATCCCGCTTTCACGAACACCAACTTCAAGTCGGAAAGTACCGGGTGCATCATTGGTTTGCCACCATTCCTTTATTTGAATGAAATAGCCCAATGGCTCTACCACACGGCGGATAGCACCAATAGTGCCCTTATGTTTGTGCAAAAATAGTGAGTTTTTTATTACATCCCGCTTAGTCGTTACTGGCCAGTTTTCATCCCAACGATCAACTGACCATGCCCACGCCAGATAAGGTAATAACTCTACCGGGCAAGTATCAGGATTCCAGAGTTGGCGAAGCGGTACCGGAACATTTTGCAATTGCGAGCATGCATTAGCCGCCGCCACCTCCAAAACCGTAGAACCTGTTGGCAATAAGCGGTCATTCATCAGAACCTCCGACTTTCAAATTTGCGCTAGTGCAAAATGACACATGGGTTTTATCTAACACAACGTCATTGGTGGGTGATTTCAATTCCACACGTTGCACACCTTCAACATGCAACGCGGCATAAATCGCAGATAACCGAATATCACGCCCAAGCCTATGTTGCGTTTCTGTATAACGTTTCATTTGTTGCTCAGCGGCAATACGAATCGGTTCGGACTCCGGCGTCGGATAGAGATAAAGCACGGCGTCAATCTGATATTCAACGACTTTAGCTGACTGAACGACTACCCTGTCAGCAACGGGCCTGACATTTTCGTCATTAAGAGCTATAACCACTTTATCCAGCAAATCTTGTGATGCTATGCCATTGTTTTCCCGTGACATAATAGTCACAGTGACATTTGCCGGCGCCGGACTGATGGCCGATGCATCAGCAACACGGCCATCGGCACTACGAGCATGATATTCATAAGCTCCCACCGGCCCGGCAACACTTAGCCCTTCAAAAGCTTGTGGGATACGAACACGAAAATCGTTATCAGATTCCATGATAGCCGCAATAGGCGGAACCGTGTCGTTATCAGCTTGTTGCAGCATGAGACGCGTAATATTGTTATTTGCGCCCAACTGATCTAAATCGCTACCCGCTGCATAGGCCACCATCACCGCGCGAGCCGCTTCATTCACGCGCTGGCGCAGCAATAACTCCCGATAAGCATTCTCTTGTAATAATTTCACAATGGGTTCAGATTCCAACTCAAGCGTGCGAGTGATTGCAGCTCGTTGCTCTTCGGGATAAAGAGATATCAACCTGGCTTTACGTTCAGCCAACAGGCTTTCATAATCCAGTGGCTCGACGACATCAGGTGGCGGCAACTGGCTTAAATCAATGGTCGGCATAGTTTCACCTCACGGGGATAGCTATTGTTAAGTCATTTCCGTTGATATAAACGCCAGTTATTTCAACGTGCATTTCTCCCGCTTCTGCTCGCTGAAATGTAATTGTTGTGAGTCGTACGCGAGGTTCCCATCTCAAGATCGCCATATAACACGCGCTCATAATTTTTAGACGTAACGCCGGATTCTGCGGCTGATCAATCAGCGCGGGCAGCAATGAACCGTACTCACGGCGCATAACACGAGCACCGATAGCCGTCATCAAAATATCAGTAATGCTCTGGCGAACGTGTTCAATATCAGTCATGTTGCGGCCCGTTTGCTTATTCATACCCAAAAATTTCATTATGCAGGGCCTCCTGATGTGTCACCGCCTGATCTGACGCCGGTGTGTTTATGGGAATCCACGATCACCCCGTTTGAGCTGAATTGCCCGTCGTTATGCTCAATATTTCCAGTCATTTTTCCGCCTTTTTGCACTACCAAGCTGGCTGTTGTCAGTAAATTGGTACAAATGACGTGAGGCGTATCAAGCGTAATTTGACTGCTTGCGGTACAAGTCATTTCTGGCGCAGTGACATGAACAGAACCGGAGGCATTCACCGTTGCGGTTTTAATACCCGTTACTTTTAAGGCACTGACCGCTGGCTCATATTCCATCACTGCCCCATCAGGAAAAGCAATATGAACAGCCTCGGCAGAAACTGACGGCGCCGGAAACTGATCAGAATAAACAGCCGGTAAGACAAAAGCAGTAGTCAACTCTCCACCAATGGCAAGCAATAAAACCTGTTCGCCAACACTGGGCGGCCAGAAGGTACGGGAATGACCTGCTCGCAGTGTCAGCCAGGGTATCCAATCCGTTTTTAAGTCACCTGTCCTTACCCGGCAACGATGACCAACGAGATCAACATCCGTGACCAAGCCGACGCGGATAATATTTGTTAATAGTCGATGCAATTCTGGCAGTGTCATAGTTCACTCACGAGGTCATGATAAATTAATTCAATCAGTTGCAGTCGCTCATGCGGCGTGATGCCTAACAATTGACGTTGCGGATACTTCGTTTCTGCCAACGCGTTAATACTGCCTTCCAAACCGTATTGATGCTGACGAGCAATTGCTGCGGCCCGGCCTTGAAAACCAACAACAGCGGCGGCTGATGAGGCACTGGACTTAAGGAAATGCGCGGTTCTCAATCGCCGGAACATCGGATCGCGGCGATTTGACGTTTTTTTCACTTCACTGTGATTGATTTCCAGATAACGCTCTATATTACTGCGATAAAATGAACGTACTGCGTTACGTTCTTCGTCAAAGCCAGTAATCATACGCCCCCGGCGTCCGCGCGTTGCGCGCCAATTTTTCAGCGTACGCACATCTCCTTGGTACAAAAATTTAATACCCTTCTGCGAGCGTAATACGCGACGGCGGCGCGGCTCATAAGCGGTACCATCCACATTTTTTTGGCTGCGAATGCGCTTCTGTTGGTCAGCGCGGATCGCCTTTGACAGCTTATTAGCCAGTCGGCGACGGTATGCCGGTTTTGTGGTACTGATTAATTTTTGCAATTCATTATCAAGGGCAACGAACAGTGAATTATTTTCCGTCATTTCTGCACGTTCCCGTCAGTCAATACACCCCAGGGATCTTTACCAGGACTGGCAGAGGGATAAGGGGGCTCATCAAGGTGTTGGGCTGTCAATTGTCCATTTTCTGCTTGAACAATGACACGTTCAGTTGCTCGTAATACAAATAAAATATCTGCGGTACCATCACTCAGAATATCCGCGTCAAATTTAATGCCGTCTGTACGCTGATCAGAATTAAACAATAAATCAGGTTGATGCCGACGCGCATATTCAAGCACCGGAACACTGAGACTGTCGAGCGAGTGTGGATAATCGAGTGCCAACACATGCAACTTATACTGATACAAAAATGACGGTGAAGTCGTCCCGGTTGCCACTAGATTCCCCTCGGTAACATACACTTCTAGTCTGTCTGGGTTTTGAACAAAAAAGGGATTGTGTTTTGTGATGATGTCTCTCATCAGTTTTGTTTTCAGCATAATTCCCCCGCTACTGACACTGGGTTTTAATATATTCCTGCAAATATTTTATTTGCTGTTCGTTACCAATAATCATTCTTCGGAGATCGAAATAATCTTGTTCAGCTGCCGGGTTAAGTCGTGGGGGGATTGCATAGCCCACGCTGCCGGAGGAACCGGCTTCGCCTTGATGACAGGTGGCCGCGATACGCAACCGGCGACGACCAGCGGCAACATCATCGTGAAGAGCATCAATTTCAGATTTGGCATGAGCAAGCTCCTTTATATGCTGATTATCCAACTCAGACAGGCGCTTTATTTTCTCCTGCTGATTAACGATTTCATTCTGCTGCTCTAGTAATGCATTCTGTAGCTTAATGCTCTTATCAAGCTGGTCTGTATATTTACTCCGATAGTGATAAGCAATAAGACAGACAAGCGCTAATGCAATAACCGTATAACCATGAGAGTTAAACTTCATAATATCGCTCTACAAAAGTGAAAAGGCTTCATCAATAACCGAATCGCTATAAGGTTGATTACCATTTTCCATGGTAATAACCGACTTAATCAGCTTTGTCATAAATACTTTATTAAATACATCAACAACTTGATCACCAGTCACCTCCGTGTCTTTACATACGTGGTTAATATAGGCATCAGTATTATTTTCATTATGGGGAGCCCATCGTGAAATAATGCCGCTTATTGTATTGATTCCATATTTGCGCTTGTAATTCTGAATCACTTTAATCATGGCCCGAATACCATATTCAGGGCTGACAAACTGGCAAAAAGATTTATCGGAATGTTGTGATTCCGGCACTAAACCTTGCCAGTCGTCCCCCCAACGGATATTGCCAGGGTTATTATTTCGGATGCCTCGGCTCATATTCATTCTTTATCCCCGCTTTATTATTTAACGTTCCGCGAAGTAACTGACCAAAAAAATCCGTTCCTAGATAACCAATAATGACGCTGCCGATGTAAGCCAAATCTGTGCTCATACCAAAAAAATCCAGCACATCACGGATAAACCAGGCAATCATGGCACACATAATGGCGTCTATAATTGTTGTCCAGAATTTACCGCCGTTATAGCGCCCTCTGAGATAAGCCATTGCGGCGGCCAGTGCGGCACCTATACCTTGTTCTCTAACTGATAGCAGCCACTCCCATAACTGAAAAAAGATGTCAGGCTGATTTTTCATGTATCATCCTTTCCTTCACAGGCTCCCTAGTTGTACAGCCTAGTGTCTTAATTTATGTCTTAATTTAATCCCACAATTGAACAATGTTATCCAGCACCAGCGGCTCAAAATCGGGTAAGATGATAAACTGACCGGCGCACAATAGCGTCGTGTGACAAATATCGTTATTAGCATTCAACACAGCTTCAACAACGCCTTGAGTACGTCCATAGTAACGTTGGCAAATCATGTCAATGGTGTCCCCCTGGAGTGCTTTCACTTCCATCAGACTAGTTCCGCCAATCCGCGTTCTTCACCCATGACATCACGAATAGCCCATCGTGCATCACGCCAAAGATCGGCTATCTGGGTGCTCAACGCTTCCGCGTGCTTTTCACCCTCGCGAGTTGTGTCAATATCACGGTATGCCTCGGTTAATAGCGCTTTTGTTACTGAATAGACCGCGCGACGATATCGCCAAACCTTAACCGACACGCTATTCACTTTTAGCGCTGGTTGCACATCCTCCAACCGGGAAAACCCAGAGGCTTCTTGAACAACACGCCAGTTTTCTAGCTGATCGTTAACATGGGCAACCGCTTCAATGGTCTTATCGGTTAAACGTTCGGTTGTCACTCGACCATTTAGCCGCATTGCACAACGCAGCTCTGACAAATTAATTTCTGGGAAAAAGTCACATGACATCACCACGGCGTTATAATCATTAATATTTTCTTCGTCACTGCCTTCGGTGATACTTTTCGCAATGCCTTTAGAAGCAACTAAGCCGTTCATTGCATTTCTCCTCATAATCAGGCGGTGGACGGTATAGACGAAATTTGAATGTTCCGACAATACCGTGCCGCCTGGTGCGCGGGGGCACGTTCTGTTATTGCACCGTAGTTTTACTAGTGTGGGCCTTGGTTTTGGCGTTCGTCTTCGTTTTGTTCTTGTTGGTCTTCGTTGTGTTCTTGCCAGCCAACCGTGACTTACGCGCAGACGTGTTTTCTTTAACACTCACATCGTCGCTCGCAATATCTGCCAAAGCTGAAATGATTGCTTCTTGTTGTTCATGTTCGATAGCGGCGACTTCAGCATGTGTAGCTTCTTTGGGTTCTGCATTTCTAATAGTGCGTTGCAATAGTTCAATGTCGCGTTTAACACCGATGCTACCGAACAAAGTAATTGCCTGTTGCAGATAAGCTAAAGCAGATTCTAGCGACTGATTATTAAGTCTCAGACTGTAGCCAATAGCTTTAAACAGTTTGGCCCGAACCTGATCTGGCATATCTTCCTCAGTGGTCATTGTGTCGAGACGTAGCAGTAAGGATACGTCAATCGGCGCAATACTCGGATCTCGATTAAATGCAACTAACACAGGGTCGCAAATTTCATCAACCAGTGCGGTTGCTGTGGTGCGTTTGTAATCATCTGGCATGCTCAACTTATGATGCAAAACATACTCAGCAATGCGCAGTGCTTCATCAATGTTGCCAGCATCGACGTTCCAGATCATCAAAGTAGTGATAACATCATCAGCTTGGCCCGTGTTTGCACTCAATACACCATCTATCCAACCCTGATAATTAGCAATTAAGCTCTGTTTTACTGAGGCTTTTACTATCTTCGACTGGATGCTTTCTAGCTTCACTTTGTCTAAACGTAACCGGTACAACATTTGTTCATAAGCCGTAAAATCACCAGTCTCAGTTTGCATACCGCGTCGCTGTGCCATGACGTTTTGAAAATGTCGCTGAGCGGGGGTTAACATAATATTTCTCCACCAAATGACTGATATTAGCTATGCACTGGCACCAGGTGCCTTGGCGAAAGTGATACCTTCTATCAGACAGCCAAAGCCATAATCTTCTACAACATAAGCATCGTTTGAAGATTCGTAAGTTGCGACGCGGTTCAGTTCTGGCTCTTCTTTGATCGTGCGCCGATGCTTTGCTTCTTGCCAGTAAATTGACAAGTTTTTAAATGGTGTAATAAACATTGTGCCATCGGGGAAAAATGGGGCGATATATGACGGCATATTTCCGACTGTTTTGTTAGCAACCAGCAGGCTTCCAGCTAATGCTTCTGAATTCGGATTGCTCGCGCTGATGGCGTTGATAATCGCAAAATCTTTGCTGGTGATAATATTTCGGCCACAAATAACAACAAGCTCAAGAGACCCCTTATTCCACTCATCGAGTAAATTACTGGTCGCATCAAAAGCGAGTGAATCCAAATTGCCATAGTCGCCCTTTGCTATGATTTTGTTTTCATCGTCGCGGCTGGTAATAGTGACATTCTTCATAACTCGCTGCGGGGCATACAGCCGGTATTTTTCACACCAGCCAATACCAACGTCTTGTAGCAACGGGTTTGCTGTTAAATCCGATTTTGCGACGCGGTGGGTACCGTTAAAACCAATGGTAATACGATCAAGTGCGCGGCGCCGAATAATTTGATTAGTGATACGTGTCTGGAAATCCTTAAATTTCCCCCACATGTCAAGCTGAGGATAGCTAATAAATGTATCAGTATTGGTTTTTTCACAGCGATAGCCATTATCCTCAAGCGTATGCACAGAGCGCGGGTTGCGGCGATCTGTTGTTGAATCGTTTGTTGAGGCAAGCGGGCCATTGATGCCCAGACCAATTTTCTCACCTTCCTGTTCTGGTACCCCGACGATATTGATTTTCTGCAAGAAATCACTCGATTGTTGCGTCTTGTCTTCCAGCGTCTGTGCCACAGACGGTGCAACGTTGAAATTCTTGGTAACGGCAGCCGGTGAAATACCATTCAATTCCGCTTGGCGTTCAATATACTGATCCCATTTTTCACGAGTTTCATTTCTCATGTTCATTTCCTGCTGTTGATTGTGAGCCTGTTAGCAGTCTGTTAACTCGGCGGTATTAGCGGTGTTGTTATCATGGCCGCGTGCGACAGGCCGCTGGCTGTAATGATTAGGTTGCGCTTCAAGCAGTGTTTTTAACGCGACGAAATCACCTTGCAACTGACCAAGATCCTGTTGTAATTTTTTGTACTGTTTTTCCAGTGGGCTGTATTTTTCTAGCTGATTCAGCGTATCGCGCTGAGTCTCAGCAATCAGCGTCACTGCGTCGCGCAGCTCTCCGGCTTCCTGACTAAAACGCTTACTGCTGCCCGTTAACATCTCAGTGATACGCGAGAAAAAGGCTTTACCGTTCTCACTTTGCTGCGCCGTTTGCTCCTCAAATTCGATAAGGGTTTCTTCTACGGCAGAGAAAAGCGCTTCCGGGAAATTCTTGCGTTGAGCATAAGGATTAACCGGCTGCTGGCCGCAAAATTTCAACATTTCAGTGCCCAGGCTGGCCGGATTATCTGTGACGGCCAAGCCGCAAAGATATGCGCGGCCCGTAGCCGGCAGGGCCGGATGCATTTCGATAGAAGAGTAAACTTTTTGTCGGGCGCGGTTAGTGTCAACAAGCTCGGCAGTCGGATCGATTTGGACCTCTAACGCCAGTTTTCCTTTGAGTGCGCCGTCTGTTATCTCGCTGTAACGCGCGTCGGCTACATCACCCTGAATTTTAAACGGGCCGTCCGGCAGTATGGATTTAATGTGCTCAATGTTAACGCGAGCACCGAAAACGGTAGGATCGTAAGTTTCTGCCATGTCAATAATATCCTGGCGTTTTATCTCTCGTCCGTCTGTCGTGCCGCCCTCAACGGCAACCCGAAAGAATTTTGATTTTGGCATTTCAGTGCTCCAGTCGGTCAGTAAGGTATTTACTTGATATTGCTATCATCGACGTTGATGCGCTGACTGGCAAAACCTTCTCTCTGTCGCGCACTTGCGACAATCCTCTCAGATATTCTGATACGCGCGGGCGCGGTAGCCTTATTGCCATGAAACCGATGACTGATCCCCGCGACGAAGCAAAAAGCCTGTACTGGCAAGCCTATAGCATTCCCCAGATTGCCTGTCGTCTGGGGGTGAGTGCGAACACGATTTATTCATGGCGCCGGCGCGACGCATGGGACAAAGCCCCGCCGTTGCAACGCATAAAAGAGCGCCTTGACGTACAGTATTTGCGCATTATTGAGAAAGGGACTGATATTACCGCTCATGATGCCAAAGTGATTGATATCCTTGGCCGCCAGCTTGATCGTTTTTCGCATGATGAAAAAAAAGCGCAGGAAAAAGCGGCGCGGCAGAAAGTACCGAAGAACCACTTCACCCCAGAACAGATTACGGAACTGCGGGGACTGGTGCTCAATTCACTGTATGAACATCAACAACGCTGGTATCAACAGCGCAGACAGCGTAACCGTTTTATTCTGAAAAGCCGCCAGATTGGTGCAAGCTGGTACTTTGCGCGGGAAGCTTTGCTTGATGCACTTGAAACCGGTACCAATCAAATATTTTTATCCGCGAGCCGCGCTCAAGCACTCAACTTCAAGCGGTTTATTCAATTCCTGGCAAGACAAATAGGGGTTGAACTGAAAGGCGGCGATACGATTGTTTTAAGCAACGGCGCAGTGTTGTACTTCTTGGGTACATCGGCAGCGACAGCCCAGTCTTACACCGGCAACTTATATTTTGATGAAGCCTTTTGGGTATCTAATTTCCTGAATTTACGTAAAGTGGCGGCGGGGATGGCGTCGCATATTGGACTACGCCGAACTTATTTTTCCACACCAAGCAGTGAAGAGCACGAGGCCTACCCGTTCTGGACGGGAGATTTTTACAATAAATCACGACAGAAAGATCAGCGCATTGAATTTGATACCACGCACGAAGCACTGAAAGATGGCAAATTGTGTGGTGACAGAATGTGGCGGCAAATTGTCACGATTGATGATGCTATCGCACAAGGCTTTGATCTCATTGATATTGATGAAATTAGAGATGAAAACAGCCCAGAAGACTATGAAAACTTGTACCGTTGCCAGTTTGTGGCAAAGGGTGAGCGTGCTTTCAACTATAACACGCTGATTAGTTGTGGCGTGGATGGATATAACCGTGATGTATGGTCGGACTGGAACCCTTACGCACCACGACCTTTAGGTAATCGCCCGGTATGGATTGGTTATGACCCTAACGGCGGCGGCGGCAAAGGTGATAGTGCAGGGTTAACCGTTGTTGCACCGCCTGCGGTGCCAGGCGGTAAATTTCGGGTGGTTGAAACTATTCAACTGCGTGGTATGGAGTTTGAAGAACAAGCTGACGTAATCAAAGCGCTAACTACACGTTACAACGTGCAGCATATCGGCATTGATGCAACCGGGGTGGGTGACGCAGTTCATCAGTTAGTTATCAAGTTTTTCCCCGCCGCCGAGAAACACATCTACACCCCGACACTTAAACGGGCACTGGTCATGAAAGCACAAATGGTAATTCGCGCTGGGCGTCTTGAATACGATGCCGGATTCGGCCTTGAGCTAGTGCGCTCATTTATGACGGTACGTAAATTTATCACCCCAAGCGGTCAAGTTTCTTATGAATCTGACCGCACCAACGGCAGCAACCACGGCGATCTCGCCTGGGCCTGTATGCACGCCCTGTTTAACGAGCCGATCGGCAGCGACGCTGGCGGCATTGATGATAGCTTTGTCGAGGAGTATTAATTTAATGAGTCGCAAGCGCAATAATCACCGCACTCAACCCACTGCGGCGCAGATGACCGCCGAGCCAGAAGCGACGAGCGCACCCATTGAGGGGGTAGAATCGTTCTCGTTTGGCGATGCTTCTCCCGTCACCAGTCAGCGCGACCTGCTGGATTGCATGGAGTGTGCAAAAAATGGCCGCTACTATGAACCCCCGATCGACCCCTACGGGCTGGCACGTATGTTTGATATTGCCGTACATCATCAGTCCCCAATCATGTTTAAACGTAATGTGATCATGGGCTGCGTTGAGCCTCACCCGTTGTTGAAAAGGGAAGACACCGAAGCGTTTATTTTCGATTTTTTAGTTTTTGGCAATGCTTACTTAGAGCTGATAAAAAACCGGCTCGGCCAGCCGCTGGCGCTCAAACATTCGCTGGCTAAATACACGCGCCGCGGTGAAGACCTGGATCAATACTGGTTTGTCACGTACTACGCGGAAGATCATGCTTTTCAGCCAGGTTCCGTGTTTCATCTCCGATCATGCAGCATTCATCAAGAGATTTATGGCACCCCGGAATACATGGCTGTATTGCATTCTGCGATGCTGAACGGAGAAGCCACCTTGTTTCGCCGCAACTATTACATTAACGGGAGTCACGCGGGTGTCATTGTCTATTTGACAGACCCAATCGCAAACAACAACGATGTTGAAAAATTAAAACAATCATTAAGAAACGCACGTGGCGGTGGCGCGTTCAAAAACTTGTTTGTATACGCCGCAGGCGGGAAAAAAGACGGATTACAAATTTTACCATTTAGCCAGATTGCCGCGAAAGATGAGTTTACTGGTATCAAGGATGTTACGCGCGGTGACATGCTTGATGCGCACCGCGTTCCTTACCAGCTAATGGGGGGTAAACCTGATAATGTCGGGGGCTTCGGCGATATTGAAAAAGTCGCAAAGGTCTTTGCTATCAACGAACTGTATCCAATTATGGAAAGAATGAAACAGCTTAACGACTGGTTAGGAATCGAAGTGCTTCGCTTCAAACCTTACGCCCTGGCCCAGACAGACAGCTAAGTCTCCCCTCAGCGCCCCTTCATGGGGCGTTTTGCTTTTGCATGCATCTGCATTACCTATCATGAAATCAACGCTCAACATGTCAACCCGGCGTAAAGCGGCAATATTACCAAGTATCTCTCTGGCACCCCTCAGCGCGCGAGCTGTCCCCCGCCTCGCCCGCACGCAAAAAGGGGGCGTTTTTGTGCAATTGTGCAGAGGGGGTGAAGTCTTGCCGGGTCTGGCATGGGAGGGAATCGCTGGAGTGGTGGTTATTGTGCAAAATTATGCAGATTTGTGCAAGGAATTTGTGAGGTAAGCTTAAGAATATCAAAAGGTAATCAATAAAATAAAAGGCTGCGATTGCAACCCAATTTATTCATCTATTTTTTGTAAACGGTTATTACTTTCGCGGCTGAAAGTTGGTATCAAGCGATTTACACGCTTGCTTGTCGCCTTCTTCGTGCTGCTTAAAAATAGTGTAAGTGGAGGGATCGAAGAAAGATATTGATTCTACTACCCTTTTATCAACAAGTGTACGGAAATCACTTAGCGAAAGTCCGCCGATTTTCCTATCACAAATGCCTGCCTCTATATAATGCTGCCGATAATTAGTCGTTATGTTAATCGTCAAGGTGTCTTTATCGCGATAACCACTTAATAAAGGCAATAATTCTATATGATGACAATCTCCATGCTCAAAGGCAGGACATGAGACAAGCCCAACATAGAACTTTCTTGAACTCAATGTGACAATAACAGGAAATTGCCGAACAGAAGCCTCCATTAACATACTCTCAAAAGGGTTATTTCCCACCGCACGCGCTAACGCGTCAAATCGACGATCACCTTTTTCTGTTTTACGTTTTCTTTGATACCCCACCAGTCCTGCAAGTGCAATCGACACCACCCCCCAAGCAGCAACTTTTAGTTCTTTATAACTACTACTTTTTTCGAAAGAAATCGGTAAAAGTCGCTGAAAAACATCCGCTTTCAAATCAAAACAATACAGTATTGAATTGACTAGCCAGCGAAACACCCCGGTTACACTCAGCAACGAACAAACAAGCCAGGCGCCACAAACAAAAACTGCGCCCCAAGCAGCAACAAAAAAATAAGCGTCCCAACCCTCAGAACGCTTATACCTATATCTTGTTGATAATGATAAATTGACGTAAATATAACCACTTATCAGTATTACCGCGATGAGTATCGTGTTCATTTATCTCTCTGTACAAAACCGAGTTCCAATTTTTCCAACTTTTCAAACTGTTTCTCTATCTCGGAAATAACGTCATTGTTATTCAAATCTATAGAGATATAGCCATCCTTGTTTACCGCAAATTTTTTCTTATTTTCCTTCAGGACACGGGCGAGGCGTTCTGTCGGATCTAATGCAAATGACATAAATTACCTCCTATTTTAAAATAAATCATACATCTATGCACACAACCCAATAGAGCTTATATGACGTTAGACAACAACAAAACAGTTAAGTTCACTTTAGCTGGTTAACGTCTTTGCTTCTTTAAGCATAACTTATTCGTCATTTAATGCAAAAAACAGCCCGTTTGCACGGGCTAATTTGGTCAATTTCTATGGTCGTAATACTCAATAATTTGCAGTGCGAGGGCGGCAATCTGCACCGCTTCATCTCTTGCCGTTCCTGCGTGACTGCCGCCAAATTGATCATGAAGAATGGCCTGGTTAAACTCGCCGACTTCCTCACCCAAAATCGAAGCCCATATGAACGGGCTGTGATCACGGTCAGCGCCCCAGAGCTTATCTTGCCTTGTCATTTCTGACAGAACGCTATTTACTGCGCATGTACGCGCAGTTGTAGTTGAGTGGTCAGTCATTATTCACTTTCCTCGCGACAACGGTCACACATATCAGACTGAGTGAGCGGATACAATTCTGCAAAACAGTTGTGGCAGTGCACAGATTGATTTGTCAACGGGTATTTACCAGAGTATGTTGTGGCCTGAACAATCAAACCGCTGTACTCCGGTGAGCAGTCAATCGGGTCCTCTGCGATTGTACCTTCGCAAATCACATATTCCTCATAACAATCTTTACCGTCACGTCCAGTCACAGAAAAACCGACAAACTCGGCTAAATCTTTAATTTGCTTTGCACTTAATACTAAATTCATAAATCACCTTGGTTAATTAATGGGTTAAGTTGGTTAATGCGCTGCAATAGCGCATTATGACATGCTTGTTTCTGGCGTTCTGTCACTGTCAGACGTAACGAACCGTCAGAACATAATTGATAACATTTCTCATCTACATGGATTTTTCCTCCAATAATCAACGATCGAGCCTCAGCTTTGCCGAAATTCAAGCCAATTGAATCTGCGTAGTCGATAATTTTTTCCGCTCGTTCATTTTCATCTGACCGTACTCGGTACCCCCGCGTACAGTTATTGACAGAACTCCAAGGGGCGCCAAAGGCGCCAGAAAAAGCCAAACCCTCGCCTTTAACATCAGCGTTAGATTTGGGAACAATGCGCCATTTAACCGTGCGAGTAATAAAAGAAGAAGAATCACCCAAACGAGGCGAGTAAACCCCAAAAATACGCTGTACATCCTCACCGTAGGCATTGCCCTGTTCGGTAATTTCATAGGACAGCCGCACGGTCAAATCTTTCCGTGCCACCAATGGCCCACCCTGAAATTCGGTGTAAGCGAACCAGTTCCCCACATCCGCCGCAAAACGGACATTATCCATGTCAGCGTCAGGTAAAATTTGCTCATCACCTGGCAACCGGCGCAGTTCACGCCAAACTGTGACGGGCGCCCCGCCGACTTGTTGAAATTGACGAATGCGCCAACGACTCGCCCACGCAGATACAGCCTTCACCATATCTTTAATTTTCTCGCCCGTCTCATCATCAATATCATCATCAAGCGCGTAACCATCTATATTCTTGGAAATATATTTAGCGATATAACCCGTTGCGCTGCCCCTTTTTTTATCAATGGGTTCAACATGAAAACGCGCTTTTAGTGCCTCTTGACTTTGTAATTCCTCGGAATCTTCAATACGGGCGTAATAGCAAAAAATATCTCGCAATTCGTCAACATGTTCGGGACGAACGAACAATAGCAAATGCCAGTGCGGGGTACCGTCATGATGGGGTTCGACAACCCGAAAACCAAAAACATTAATACCCGCCCGCGAATAGGCTGCACGAATCTTTGCCCAAACCTTACAAAGATATTGTTGGGTATCTCTGGGACTTGAGCCATTCCAGTTAGACACAAAACCCCCACCGCTATGAACCGCGTGATATTTAGAGGGGGCTGTGATGGTATAAAATTCGCCTACGCAGCCTAATTCATCCGCCAAATCCTCAAAACCACGCATACGTACCATTAACTCACACCGGCGAACAGATGGATTCGCGACACTGGCAAGCACCATCTCTTCTAAAGAAACTCGTTCACCTTGATCATTTTCTAAATCAAATTCTTTAATAAACTCCCAATTACGGCGCTTTTGTTCATTCCATTCACGCAATGCAGAGCGTGAAACGTAAGACGATGCGGCTTTTTGAACTTGCCCCACCGCAATAGCTAAATGCTCGGCGCGAATGTCACGCATTCGTTTTAAACGGCTGTACCACCATTTATCAGACATCATACGTAACAAACCGGCACACAACTGATCGACTGTAACGCCTCTCCTGCCTTTAGTGAATTGCTGCCAGTAAGGGGCTGTTGTACCGGCTTGTTGAGTCAGTTTCGCCAGTAACTTATAAATACGGATCAGGCGCTGCTCAGCTTCCTTTTCATTTGCCGGTTGCTTGTCAACATACTGTGCAGACGCATTTTCATAACTTTCGGCAATAAAATGTGAAATTTCCCAAGCAAGCTGTTTAATCTCAGCTCGCTCAAGTGCAGGCAAGTTATTCAACTGTTCAATGAAAGGCCACGGCGCAATACCAGATGCAATATGTTTGAAAGCATAACGAGACATAACCCTGTCAAATCGGGGTAATACATTCTCACCAATTGTCTTACGCAAGAATGTATTAGCCCGACGACGACCTGATTCTTTATAGATTTTCGTATAGCGAACAGAAAAGTATTTCGCCAGAAAATCGGGCATCCGCCCGATATACTGGTGGCGCCAATCATGATCATCAGGATTGATATCCCATAAAACGCGCTCCGCCAGAGTTGCGCCGCGTGGCAACCCTGGTTTAAACATTTCGGCCTGTCGGCGTCTTACTGCGTGGCAATCACCGTTGTGCTCTTCAATCTGCGTCACTCACACACTCCAGCATAAACAGAACTACATGCCTGATATGAATTTTCTTCGGCCAATAAATCAAACTGACGCCCCCCTAGCCGTCAACGCCCAATCGCGGTATGTCTCGATGCCGTGAGACTCCAAAGTCACACAGTCATAACATTAATGGTATTATCTGCATGACACCGGATATCAATCATTAGCTCACCTCCATCAATAGACTGGCAATAATTTCTGTCGCGGGTTTCCGGCTATTGCCTGACGCTGCAATAGAACGATGAGCTGTAATTTCTGTAATATCAAAAACATCAAAACCTTTATAAATGCTTTTGGCATCTATGCTATTTGATACAACAATAGAATTACCCGATTCGTCATGCAATATGATTAACGCGATGGTCAGCTCATACTGTTCACTAACGCTGAAATTGTTATCGTAGTAACTGGTGAATTTATTAAGATAGGGCGGATCGCAATATATAACATCATCAGCTTTGACAAGCTGCAATGTCTCTCTCCAATCAGCGCAAATAAACGCCGCTCGCTGCGCTTTTTCAGCAAATGCACGGATCTCATTTTCCGGGAAATACACAGATTTATATTTACCAAACGGCACATTGAAATGACCACTTTTGTTATATCGGCACAAGCCATTAAAGCAATGACGATTCAGATATAAAAACCAAACGGCGCGAATGAGCGGCGAATGATATTCTGGAGACTCTGAATTAAATTTGTCTCTTAGCAGATAAAAGCCATGCTCATTATTATAGAACTTAAAAAAATCTCGTGAGAGTTCCAGAAATAACTCAACATTATTTTTAATTTGCTGATACATATTAATCAGGTCTGAGTTAATATCAGCAATTAAATATTCATCATAATCTGTATTCATCATGACAGCACATGAGCCGGCGAACGGTTCTACCAGCCGTCTCCCGGCTGGTAAATGTAATTTATCCATGACGCGAGCTTTACTGCCCGCCCATTTCAGAATAGTTTTATTTACCATTATATCCCCCCCTCATTGAAGAAATAAGAGGGGGTCAATAATGAGTATTGATAAACACGTGTTTCATAGCCCTGTGTGTAACAATGAATCACTTCATCAACTCTTATTGTGTACCGGCGTGAAAGTACAAGCGAATATTCCTCACTTTCTTTAGAAAGACAGACAATAATAAAATCGCCGGAATCCGCGTGAGGAAACGCATCACCCGTGAGGATGTTAGCCACACAAAGAATATCATTATGCTTATTTTTGATTGCAGTAAAAGTTTCTTCATTGACTGCAACCATATGAATTTTAGCCATCTCATACACTCCGATAATGTTTATTTTTAAGTTCAATGATTGACTGGCATGTAATACAACAAGTAACGCCTATGACAGCTTTTCTGCGTTCTTCTGGAATGGAATTACCGCAGCATTCACACTCAAAAGCTGAAACACTAATGCCACGGTCAGTAACCGCTTTGATTTGGCGTTCTAAAGTTGCAGCAATATGTTCTGCGGCAATATCAACAGAATCAGACATAATGCCATTCCTCCGCTTGACGCTCGATTTCCCGCGCTTCGTCGGTTAACAATAGAGAAGCATTGGCATAATCAAGCTTATGCTGAAGAATGCGTGTTGAGAGCTTGACAAGACGCGCAGAGAAGCGAGCCGCGCAGCACTGCATCTCATCTGCGCGTGCGGCGTTGAGCAATTCCAGCAAAGTATTTTCTTCAACTTTGCCTCCAATTTTTATATTTCTCTTTTCGATATTTCTCATTTTCACTTTCCTTTAGGTAATAAAAGGTCGGGCGGGTTTACGCTATTAAGAATCAATCATCAATTAACGTGGCATAGATAATCGTTCTGGAAATATGCTAGCTACCACTTTTAAATGATTAATTGTCCGTACTAATGATTTCTTCTCATCATGAGTGAATTCATTAAAGTTAATATCATGTCGGGATTCATGAATATCAGCGAGATTGAAAATAGCCGTCAGAACGCGCTTGTTAAATGCGAAGCTATCCGGCCATTCCCACTTATCCCGCATGAGTGAAATAAACTCGCTCAGTTCTTTTTGATTCTCTCCGAAATGTTGATATCGTATTGCCGATAACTGATTAAGTGCATCGGCCCGGTTTCCCATCGCTATTTCAGCAAAGCGGAATGCTTCTGTATTTGCCATGCTTCCCCCCCCCTTTTTTTTCAAATATAGGGAAGTTTATTTCAGTAAGAAAATAATAGCGGACGCAACATACAACATGACGAGCGGATATAATAAGCCGTCAGTCGGTTTTGGTGACTTAAAGTCTTCGCCAGTTAATTTATATTTATGAGCCATTTTTTCAAGTGAGTTCATCAGAATTCACCTTTATTGATTTTAATTAATGTATCAAAATGTTGCTGAGCGGCTTCTTTTGTTAAATGAATAAATCCATTCTGCAAGTATTCGTGGTCGAAATCACTATCGCCCCATAAACGCGTGGCAATATTTCCTTGGGGGGACGATAAAATACCCATGACATGATATCGTTGGCCTCGCTCTAACTCATAATCAACGGGCTTTGGAAAACTGACTTTACCGACAGCGATCATTTCAGGCTTGCGGCGATATTTAAATTCTGTGCTCCACGCCGGACTATATAGACATTGTTCCCAGCTAACTGCTTCAATATGAAGCCGTTCCCACATTTTCCAAGGCTCGTCTGTCTTCAAAGCATCTCGTGCATATTGCATCATTAATTCAGCGTGTACGTGTTTTTTATTTTGTGACATTGCTTAATCCTCTATTTAACAATCTCAGTTCGTAATTTTCACCGGTGCTAATCTTCATGAATGATTCAAAGATTGCTATCACGTCAGAAAGAGACAGCGGGGTTTCGTCTCCCGCATATTGCAGGACATCTGTTATTCGACGCACGATTGTTAAATGAAGATCGGCGCGTTCAATATGTGATAATAATTTTAAATTTGGTAATCCAGAATCAGTTGTTAGACGTTGCATGTTCTCTACTCCTATATAATTACCTGACTTTGTTGATAACATTGTTCTGTTAACAAGAGTTCGCCATTAATGTTTTCAAGGGATACCGATACAACATTGGTAGCGTTATATTTCTTTCCATTATTCATGACTATACATAAACAACTTAATGATGAAACCGGATAACTGTAAGCAATATCACTTTCAATCACTAAAATAGTTTTTTTGTTATGCTGAAACATTAAACATTCCATTTTTCACCTCATACAATCAAACTATTCTCAAGTATTGATCAAATGTTGCTTGGTTTTATCCATATCTGGCACATGGTATTCTGGTGCGTCCATACGACCAAAAAGGTAAGCAAAATGTCTAAAAAAGAAGTACCTATTTATATCCCCGCCGAACTGGAATACATCGAAGCAAATCATCTGGCTTGCCTCCGGTTCCACATCGCCTCAAACCACCACATAAACTACCTAAAGACGGTCAGCTATTTACCGGGCTTACTCTTGAGCAAGCAAAAGACACGGTGAAGTTTCTTCAAGGCTATATTCAACGCGCCGAACTGTTGCAGGGAGCTGCTCAAGAAAATCATACGCATTGATATTAACTATTTGACCGTAAGCCGAGTAAGCAAGGCGGGTACCATGAATAACGGTATCCCCTACTTTATATTTTGTTTTATATACGCTATTCACTGTCTGCTCCTATATAACTGTCTGACCTGACTCATTGCTTGTTCTTTTGAATCAAACTTGCCATATGAATACTCGCCGTCGCTGATCTGGTAGCGAGTGGTTGTATTGATTTTGTTTCTCGGCAACCGGCGAATTGCAAAAGCGCCGTAGGTTTCTGTATGATTGCTGACTGGTTTTAGAATGAGATTGGTGTGATTTATCATTATCACCTCAGCTATTTTTAAAACTTCATGCGGAGCGCTTCCTGAGCTTCTTCATAAGCTTCAAGGAACTCATAAACCATATTTACTTCACGTTCTCTGCCTTTCTTTTTCTTTGTCAATATCAATTTTTGCTCATTGGCTTGTTGCTGGACGGTTCTGACCGTTTGACCTGTGACCTCTGCATATGCTGAAAGCGTTAGCTTTGGGTATGGCAGACAGAAAACAACAGGGCAATCGGGCATTTTTATCACGAGAGGCTTGGGCCTTTTAACTGACATGGTTTATTCTTCCCAAATCTTTATCTGAATTTCGTTCGGATTTAACCGGATTCAAAGGACTTCAATTGAAGTCCTCAATAATGTGAGGATAGTCTTCAAGTGCAAACCTTGTCAAGCAGTTATGCAAAAAAACTTAAACTCATCAGAAAAGCAGAGGGGCTAACGCAAGTCGCATTTGCAAAAGAACTGGGAGTGGGTTTGAGTACTGTAAAAAATTATGAAACGGGGCGTAGAGAGGCTGGTTTATCAATTATTGATAAAATCACGAATCACCCCAGATTTGAAAAATACACAATGTGGCTAATGAGTAATAAAACTTTAGAAATGGCGGGGCAGATATCCCCCGCTCTCTCCCCTGATGGGCCCGACGACGACACATACAACAGCCGAAGCGGCCAGAAGGTTGGTTAACTATATATAACATATACATACGTTGGGGGCGTGGTGGGATTTGCGCTGAACGTTTCCCTTAGCTTATAACTTAAGGAGTTCATTAATGAAAATATTTGTGATGGTGATTATCAGTCAATGAATCAAGTGGAAACCTTGTCAAGCAGTTATGCAGAAAAACTTAGACTTATCAGAAAAGCAGAGGGGCTAACGCAAGTCGCATTTGCAAAAGAACTGGGGGTGGGTTTGAGTACTGTAAAAAATTATGAAACGGGACATAAAGAGGCTGGTTTATCAACTATTGGTAAAGTCACTCATCATCCCAGATTTGAAAAATACACGATGTGGCTAATGAGTAATAAAACTTTAGAAATGTCAGGGCAAATATCCCCCGTTCTTTCCCCTAATGGTTTTGAATCAAAGCAATTAGGGTTGCAGAGGGGTTAAGCCAAGCTAAATTTTGAACCCGGAGCAAATGCATTGGCGAAAATTACGCAAAATCCACAATTTGAAAAGTACACATTGTGGTTAATGACAGATAAGACGTCGAAAGCGGCGGGACAGATATCTCCAGCCCTCTCCCATGATAGGTGCGACGACATATCCGACAACCAAAGCGGCCAGAAAGTTGGTTAGCCGTATATAAAATATACACGCATTAAGGGTGCGCCATATAAACTTAGCTGTGCCCTCATTAGTTGGTACTGATTATCTTGTAGGTGTTGCTGATTGTGAGTGTATCAAAATTAGATAGCGGGCAGTACCTTGTTGATGTTCGCCCGCAAGGGCGTAAAGGCAAGCGTATTCGCAAGCGCTTTAGTACAAAGTCCGAAGCGCAGCAGTATGAACGATGGGTAATCGCTACCCAAAACGATAAAGACTGGTTAAATAAACCAACGGATCGCCGGACTCTCATTGAGTTAATTGATCTGTGGTGGAAGTACAAGGGGCAATCTTTAAAAACAGGTAAGGAATCCAAACAGAATTTGTTGAATATGGCGCGTGATATGGAAAATCCGCCAGTACTGAAAATGACGAAAAGTACATTTGCAGATTACAGGGCAGAGAAGCTACTAGCAGGTATAAAACCAGCAACGATTAACAAAAAGCAAATGTTGCTCAGTGGGGTTTTCACGACGTTAATCAAATTGGATAAATATCATGGTATTCATCCATTAAAAGGAATTGAGCAGCTAAAGAAAAGCCAAGCTGAGATGGCTTTTCTCAGTCTGGAACAGATTGCAGATTTTCTGTCCGCGCTGGCTGGTGACAACTTAAAAGTTGCAAGATTGTGCTTAGCTACTGGGGCCCGATGGAATGAAGCGGCATATTTGACTAGGGAAGGGGTAATAAAGCACAAAGTTACTTTCGTAGATACAAAAAACGGCAAGAACAGAACGGTTCCTATCTCTAAATCACTTTATGATGAAATTTCGCAACATAAGAACCGACAATTATTTCCCGATGTGAATTACTCATATGTTCGGCTCTTACTTAAGTCAATGATTCCAAATCTACCAAAAGGACAAGCAACGCATGTACTACGTCACACATTCGCAAGCCACTTTATGATGAATGGGGGAAACATACTAACTTTACAAAAAATACTCGGACACGCTTCAATTGTGCAAACTATGATTTACGCGCATTTTTCCCCCGATTATTTGAATGATGCGGTACGCTTGAATCCATTAGAAAACTCATTTAACTAG